ACGACAACTATTCGGCCTGATTTTATCTGGACAAAAAATCGAACTAGCTCTGGCCCAGCAATTGTAGATGCTGTGCGAGGGCCAACAAAAAGTGTTCAGACAAATTCGTCTGGGAATGAATTTACAAGTTCGAACTCAATTACATCTTTAGGCGCAACTAGTTACGATTTAGGGTCAGATGGTGATCATGGAAGTTTTAATGACAATACTGATGCCCACGTCGCTTGGGTCGCACAGCTTGGAGGTGTTCCTAGTGCAACAAATTCCGCTGGTGCTGGTGCTACCCCGACTGCTGGGTCTGTAAAAATTGACGGTTCGAATTTAGGATCGGCTTTAGCCGGAACAATTCCAGTAACAAAATTAAGTGCCTCAACCGAGTTTGGGATGAGTGTTATTTCTTACACAGGCAACGGATCGGCTGGTGCAACAATTGCTCATGGGTTATCAGCAACACCAACGATGTATTGGGTCAAAGGTTTAGATGGTGGAGATCACTTTTATGTGTACCATTCTGGAAAAGTTTCGGACGCTGAGACAGATGCGTTGTTACTTAACGGAACTAGTGCTGGTTTTGATGATGCTACTGTTTGGAACGACACTAAACCAACTTCCTCAGTGATTTCTTTAGGGACATCTACTGGCGTGAATCAATCTGGTAAAAAGTATGTAGCTGTAGCCTTTAAACCAAGCAATTTTATTTCGATAGGCAGTTATAAATCAAATGCCAACGTCGATGGGCCATTTGCACCAACTTCTAAGTTAATACCAATGCGTCCAAAATGGGTAATGATAAAGGATACGGGAGCAGCATCTCAGTGGTGGATGTGGGATGACAAACGCTCACCTAACAATCTATGCACAAAAGTTTTATATGCAAATTTAGCTAATGCGGAAGATGATTCAGTAAATATTTCATTAGACATGGTTAATGGTGGATTTAAATTGAGAACCTCTTCAAATCCAAATGGCAATTCAGGTAATAATTTTGTATACCTAGCATTTGGTCAGCCGATAATTTCTGGTGATAAGACACTGTTGGCTGGGCGGTAATATGGAGTTAGATGGCAAAATTTTAGGAGGAAGATAATGTACGTAATAGAAAACAAAAATAACCAACAAGTAGCGATCTTGCACAATCTGTCTGTAGTCAAAAGACCTGACGGTGGTATGACAAGCAACGCCAAGGTAGACGAGCAGTTATACGATGAAGGTGGGACAGTTTACTTCATCAGAGAAGTCGAAGAAGTCTCTGAGGGTACAGGGAGTCAGATAGCTAACACCCCCCACCCTGAGTACAAAGACGGTAAGTGGAAACGCATTACCAAATACAAAGAGCCAACAGTGCCAGCAGAAGTTATCTACCAAGGAACTGACAAAGACGGTAAAAACTCAGACGGTGTTCCAACATACGATGAGTTCTATGCAGACAATTATAAAGCATACCGTCAAAACGCATACCCTAGTGTAGACGAGCTAATGGTAGCTCTGTGGGAAAAAGAGGTAGAAGGTCGTGCAACTGATGCAGATGCTCTGGAAGTAAAACGTCAGGCAGTTAAATCAAAATACCCCGCTCCTGAGTAAGCCAAGTGGAGATTGATGCGAAGTTAATAATAACCGTAGGCGGTATGCTGGTAAGCATTGTGTCAGCGGCGGCGATAGTTAAGCAAAAACTATCTGCGGTTATACAACAGTTAGAAAAAATAACTCGTGATTACGAAGATCGACTTAGAGACCTAGATAAAAGAACTGATCGCCAAGAAAATCTTATAGATTTGAACGCACAGAAGACCCATGTTTTGTCGGGGATTATGTCACCAGAGAGGCTAGAACGAAATAATAGAGAGTTAGAACGTATTCTTGTTATGGTCACAAACAATGATGATAGACTGTCTAAGATAGAAAAAATGCACAACGGAAAACATCCAACTGTGGAGTAAATAATGTTTAAAGCTGTAGTGTTCCTATTTATTTACACCGGAGAAGTTGGCATCCCGACTATTATTAATGATCCATTGCCACCCACAAAAACATTTTCAGAGTGCCTCTTACGAGGGGCAAATATTATAAAAGTTATCTACCAAGGCAAGCACGTTATTGTTGAGGCAAGGGCTGGTTGCGTCAAAGTTAAAAAAGAAAAAAAAGATGGTGAGGGAAAAATAGAGGAAAAAGCAATTTAAGGAATCTTATTTATGGCCCTAGCAAAATGTTCAGATGATGAGTTTATTAAACTATTTCAAAAACACGGAGCAACTGAGCTAAGTAAAATTTTAGAAACAAGTGTCCGAAGTGTGTTTTCTCGACGTCGGTCAATTGAAAGTAGAATTGGTTCCAGTCTCAATTCTCCAAACGCTAGTTTAAAAATTTTAGGTGAAAGCACGCTCTACGATGCTGAAGGTGAAGTAAAATTAACCTGGGTAAAAACTACAGCCGACAAAGAAAAACAAGAGCAAATTTTTCGTGATGGCGTTTTGGCAATGTCAGAAAATTTGCCACGATTAAAACCAATTAATTGCCCAGCACAATCGCTACCAGATTTATTAAATTTGTATACCTTAACAGATTTCCATTTGGGGATGCTCGGTGATGACTGGGACAATAAAACGGCGGAAGATGTTTTAATAAATTGTTTTTCGGAAATGATAAACAATTCGCCGAAAGCACACACGGCGATTATCTGTCAGCTTGGCGATTTTTTGCATTCTGATTACCCTGGATTGAGAAGTGAAACACCTTTATCCGGACACCAACTAAATAGCGATGGTGAGCCTAATAATATTATTGCATCGTCAATAAAGTTATTACGACGAGTTGTAGACGCGTCACTTACTAAACATGAAAACGTCCACGTTATTATGGCGGAGGGCAACCACGACATTACGTCGTCGATTTGGTTGCGCCATATGTTTGACGCCTTGTATGAAGATAACCCCAGGGTGACAATTGATACAAGCGACCTTCCTTACTACGTCCACCATCACGGCGATACAATGCTTGCTTTTCACCACGGTCATTTAAAAAAGTTTTCTACTTTGACTTCAGTGTTTGCGGCAACATTCCCAGAAATTTGGGGTAAGACAAAATATCGATACGCTCATTGCGGTCACCTTCATCACGCCCAGGTCAAAGAAGATATGGGAATGACAGTAACTCAGCATCGAACACTGGCAAGTAAAGATGCTTATTCTAAAAGGCTATCTTATTTTTCAGAACGAAAAGCAGAATCTACAACCTACCATAAAAAATTTGGTCAAGTCGCATCAAATTATGTAACCCCCGAAATGATTATTTGAGGTAAAAATGTTACCGAATAGAAGAATATGTATAACGCATACTGCTGAGTATGAGAATAATAAAGTACACGTTTCCATCGGATACGATCCCGAAAATTTAGAAATATGTGAGGTCTTTGCGGCAGGGCCAAAGATTGGAAGTTCAGCACAGGCGTTATTGTCTGATATTTGCATTGAGCGGTCACGCGCTTTGCAAGACGGCATACAGCCCTCTTATTTTGCTTCCAGAGCATCAAGAACTGACGATGGTCAACCAGTGTCAATTGCCGGATTTGTGGCTGACGTTTTATTATTGGAGAGTCAAACATGATTACACTTCTCGGAAGTCTACTTGGTTTTGGTAGCTCAATGCTTCCTAAAGTATTTGAAATTTTTACTGATCGTTCTGACAAGTCTCACGAGCTAAAAGTATTAGAAATGCAGATGAAGGCGCAGTCTCAGGGACACGGGGAAAGGTTAGAAGAAATAAATGCCGAAGCTGATATAAAAGAAATTCAGAGCCTGCATCAACACGATAAGCTGACAGGCGTCGGTTTTATCGATGGTCTGCGAGGCTCAGTTCGACCCGTCGTGACTTATGTATTCCTCGCTTTATTTGTTACTGTAGAAATAGTTGCATTATTTTCTTTGATTAACGCTGGCACCAATGCCGGAGACGCGTTGCAAATTATTTGGTCTCAAGATATTAATTCTTTATGGGCGGCAATACTGTCATTTTGGTTTGGCTCTAGGGCCATCCGCAATAAATGAAGATTAATCAGGCTGGGTTAGATTTGGTGAAAACTTACGAGGGCTTTCGCTCTGATATATATATATGTAGTGGACATCGAAAAACATATGGATTTGGAAGTACCAGGGGCTTTGATGGTAAAAGATTAACGGGGAATGAAAATCCCATTAGTCGAGAAGACGCAGAAAAACTTTTAAAGCGTGATCTGCAAAGTGCGGAAAAGGCAATTCACCGTATGGTAAAAGTCCCATTATCAGAAAATCAGTTTAGTGCAATTTGCTCCTGGATATATAATTTAGGGAGCGGGTCGTGGCAACGAAGTACGGCAAGATTAAAGTTAAATCGATTTGATTACACTGGTTGTATTAATGAGATGATCAGGTGGAATCGTGCATCGGGAAAACGGCTTCGTGGATTAGTTTTACGGAGAGAGTCAGAACGCTTATTATTTTTAAGGAGTTAAGTTTAAGTGCGATACCATAGTTGGTTTTTTAGGTTTTGGGGTCACGAGCGATATTTGTTTAGAAGTTTTTGGAGACACACTGTGGGTTATAGAAAAAGAAAAGGCGCGAATTAACGCGCCTGATCAATAAGTTTTTGAGAAAAGTCTTTAACCTTTTTTCTAGCTTCGGGGTGATCGAGGCAATTAATTGTTATTTCTTTTACACCTACCTTTTCACCCTTAATTTCGTAAATTTTATTTTCAACACGATTTTTTCGGCTTACGTCTTTTCGTTCAGCAACTGTCATTGCCATTATTCTTGCTCCTTTGCTAATTGTATCAAGTCGTTAAAACTTTTAGGAAGCTCGTTTGATGGAGTTGATGGCGTTGCACCAACTGCATAACAAAATACGTTGTTCGCCATATCGGTAAATGTGCCACAACCTTCACGATGTTGGTGGTTAAATTCCATTGGATCATTTGACCGAAATTTTATTTGGTAATCTTCTCCCCAATTATTAGGCTCGCATTTTTCAATCCAAACTTTGGCAATCTGCCCATCATTGCAATAAATTCTTTTTTCGCCATTTTTTGGATTTTCCCAAATATTTAATTTTTGCATTATTCTTGCTCCTATTTGATTTATGTTAATTCTACCCGAAAAGCCCCTGCAACGTAAAGTTGTCAGGGGCTGGTAGGGGGTGTTACCCCCGATTAATGATTTTTGCGCCATTCGGCGGTAGGTATTTCGACCGTAAATGAAATGTCATCAGCGATACATTTCTTAATTTTGTATTCGGACTCAGTCCCGTCAGCATTACAAAAATCTGGATCACATCTCTCGTAACAAGCTAAACTTGATCCAACGTCATATTCGTAACCTTCCTTCAAAACCACTTCAACAACGCCGCAAGATTCTTCAACAACCTCTACCATGTATTGGTATTTTTTTGGTACCAAGTTTAAAAGTTTATTCATTAGTTATTCTCCTGGTTAAAGTTTCTGTTACCCGAAATGCCCCTGCTAATTTAATAGCCAGGGGCTGGTGGGATATGTGGAGGGGGTTAACGATACCGCCGTGCATCAATAAGACCTTCCCGTCCTCCAGGTTGAAACCTCCAATAATTTTCAAATTCTGCTTCTCCTTGTTGAATTGCATCTAAAGTTTCTTGATTGTAACCATAACGTGCGTTTAATGACTCGTCCCAATCTTGAATAAAATCTGTAAAATTAATACTTTCCATTAGTTGTTCTCCAAGTTATTTCGTTGTCTTGCCCCTGATTATAGTGACTTGTCACACTATGTCAACTAAAATATCAGGAAATATGATATTAATTTTCAAATGATTTTAGATAATTTCTTCCAACTTTAACGATGTCGGTATGTGTACACTGAGTGTATACGGAGTGTATTTAAAGTGGGAAGAGGCCTAGAAGTCTGGGAAATTCACCGGCTTGTGATGCCGGGGGTTGGGGGTTCAAGTCCCCTCGTTCGCCCCACTCTTCCAACTTTTCCAACTTTCTTCCAACTTTTAAATTTAGGAGTGGTCTGAAGTTTTGTGGAGAGTTGTTACTGTCGCAGATGGTTTTTCGGAATTTTCGTCGGATATCACGTTTTGTGATTCGTCGCTAAATCTTTTATTAAGAGCATTAACGGCGGCTTTTTTCCCAGGCTTTACATAATCATTTAAGGCCGTGCTGTTTGGCGCGTGTCCAGAAAACGCGGCTATCTCAACATTGGTTGCTTGGTTGTCGCCCATCTCGGTCATAGCCGTCCGGCGGATGTCGTGAAAAGTTCTAGCGTCTTTTTCTTGTTCCCGCTGATTTTTTTGAGATCGTAATCCGGCGCGACGTGACAATTTTAAAAATGCTTTTGAAAATAATTTAAGTTCCCAGGGTTTGCCAGTTTCCTCGTTAATGCAAATATGTTGATCTGATTTTAGTTGCACGACGTCGCCCTGTGATACTAGGGCCATTGTTCTTGGTGTTACGGGTAAATATAAATTTCTATCGCCGCGTTTTTTTAACTGACGTAGAGAAAATCCTTTACCGTCAAAATCGGAATACTTTAGGGCTAAAATATCTTGCCTTGGGAGCGAGGTGTCATAAGCAATCGAAATTGCAATAGCAAGTGAACGACGCGACGTGGTTCTTATTGTACTACCCGCCAAACAATTCAACGGGCCACGGCAATCTAAGTATCGATTTAAAGCAACGCGCATTAATAAGTTAATTTCATCCGGCTCATATTTTTGGTAGCGACCTTTTATCGATATTTTTTCCATGCCTGTCGCAACATTAAAATCAGCCCAGCCAATTTCAACGGCAAAAGCAAGAAGGCGGTGTATCGCTTTAAAATTTTTATTTGCCTTTTTAATACTGACAGCATTACTCATGTCGTCGTAAATTGTGCGGACGTGTTTTCTTCGTAAGGCGTGAACTTTTGCCGCTCCAATTTTGTCGCCAATAAGTTTAAATTCACGATCTAATTCGTCTTTATACACCCCAGATAGTTCACCATAAAAAGTGGGGTTTTTTTGAAATCGATGTATCAACGAGTTGAAGTCACGGTTGGTCATTTGCTCAAGTGGCTCACCCGCTTGTTTATATTTGTCCCATTCGCAATTCAATTCTTCTGCTTTAATCTCGGCGGCAATTTTATCCTTGCCTAAATTTTGCGCTCTAAAGCCAGCCTTTTTCATAGCTGGCGTGATCTGCCAATAAAAACCGTGGTCTTTTTTCGAAATTAAATGTCTAATTTTTTTCATTAAATTAATCCCAGCATTTCATCAAGATCGTTTTTGTGATCTTCAATCGTGGCGCGGTTTGATTCTTTTTTCAACCTTTGTTGAAGTTCCGACACGCTCCAACGCATAGGACGCGACCTCGTTATCGCAGGTTTGGGCCAGATTCCCTTTTTAACTTCATTCCGAAATTGCCGCTCATTTTTACAGCCGACAAGTTCAAATGCCTGTTTTGCTGTTACAGCGAGTTGATTCGCGTTCACGCCGCTCTCCCGTAAAATATTGGTGCAAATTTGTTTAAACAATTTTTGTTAAAATAAAACCACGCCGAATTTTCTTTTCCCTTAATGCGGTTTTGTTCCCAGCTTACCCTTCCCACCGAGACGATCTTTATGCATCGATCCGATAGTTTGCCAAAGTATCTATTGTGCATGACGTCGGCATTTAGCAATAACCAACACGGCGCGATGTCGCTGAGATGTTGCGCCAGCTTCACGGTTGGATCACCATTTTGACCTGGCATAGGCCACGGGGGGTTCGTAATAAAGCAGTCTCCGGCACAATCGGTCAATTTTAAAGCGTTCTCAGTCGATATAATATTACTTTTGGGCTCGATGTCCGTGGCCCGTGTGCAAATGTGCTGACGGCTCTCTAAATGGCTAATCAGCGTTCCATTCCCAGCGCACGGCTCATCAAATTGCGTATGGTCATCCAAATGAGTTAATAGCGGAACGACAGCCTCAAATGGCGTCGGATAAAAATCACGCGGTCGCCTGGGGAAGTCTGAGTGCTTACCCATTTTTATCACGTCTTTTGACGTAAGCAATTAAATTTTCGTCACCAAGTTTGTAAATTAAGCGAGATAAATAAAAATTGGCCTTTTCAGCATTTTCAATTGGCTCACCCTTTAGATTAAGCCGCCAAATATATTTTAAAATATTTGCTTTTAAATGCCCTATATATTCACTTTCAGTTAATGCTGATTCGATAGCATCCAGGCATTCGATATTACCCTGATTATAATGAGGGGGGTGATTTACATTGTCAGTCATATTAAATCCTATTTATTTTTTAATCATTTTCCATTGCCTTATAAACGAGGACAAATGCGTTACACTCTTGGCAACTTAAATTTGTTTCCATGTCGTAATCCTCACTATCTTCAACATCGTGATCGCCACCCCAGGTCAAAGGTGTCCCGCAAAAATAACAATTCATTTGTTTATATTCTTTCAAATCCGGTTGGGCTTGCTCACCGTCGCAACAATCAGCTAGGGGCCGCCGACATCTTCCGCAAATATATTTGGACTGGTGAAACTCTGGACGTGTCCAAGAGCCGCACCAGTCGCAAATTTGTGGTTCAAGCAAAAGTATCTACTTTAAATTTTTCTGAAGTAATGCTTTTCATTGCGTTACTTATTTCCGTTTTTAGGCGGGGTTCTTTTTCGAGCAAAATAAGTTCTAAATACTTAGATTGTTTCTTTCGCAAAAGAACATCGGTCATTTGACACGTTGGAAAATCAATCATGTAAACAACGGCTCGACACAAAAAAAGAAAATAAAAACCGAAGCCAGCAAACAAAAAAGTCCTAAAAATTCTGTGATAAAAGTTTTCAAACTTAACGTCTCAAAAATCTCTCTAATCATATCGCTAACTCCGGCTGACTTTTAAAAGTTTCCAAATGATTAGTTGTCTGATCGCTGATTGATGCGTCGACGGCTGAAAGTGAATCTTCCAGTGTGCGAATTAAATCTGCACAGCAGATAAAAGTATCGGTTGCCTCGGCGTGAACCATTGCAGTTCGCAATTCACGTTTGATGCGATTTAATTT